GTAAAGTGGACTTAAATTGACTAACAAACAATGGACCATCCAAACTATCGGTCAACAAATTTATCCCATTCTTATCTATGACGTAAAAACCTAGAGAAACTGAGTCTTCATAGCGATAACGCCAATAAGCCCCAGAAACTCCAATTCCCATAACCTGGTTATCGGCGACATAATTAGGAACAGAATCTACAAAATCTGAAAAGATGATCCCATGGACTTCTAAACCGTTATACAAACGTAAACGATCCTTCAATTCATTGGGAGCTTTTAGGAGACAATAATGACGGTCAACAACATCATATGCAATAAAATAACGCGATATCGCATTATCAAAATTCACATAATTAGCCCATAATATATTTCGGCGGAAAATCTTGTTAAGAATAGTTATTTCCACACGATATGGTCCAAAATAAGGAATCAAAGCGAACCATGACAATAGATGCTGAGAAGGATTAATAATCCAAAGTCCACCGACACAATTTTCGGCATTAACAGAAGTCCAAAAAGGATCTTCGTCCAATTGAGAAATATGCGCGAAAAATCCAAAAAGGTCCATGGTAGTAATATCGACCTTTGAGAGAATATCAATGAACTTATCAAATTTTTTGTCCCCTGTGAGAGCTGGTAAAACAGTTTTTACAACAGGTTTTACGTCTTTACCATCCTCTTTCACAGAACCGGAAGAAACGGATTTTCCGGATTTAACACTCGGGTTCTTAGGCCCACCCTCGCGGGATTTTGCGGGAAGAGCGGCACTTCCCTTTCGAGACTTATTCTCTGGAGGCATCTGGTTAGACACAACACCCCCGGGGCTAGGCTCCACTTTTGGTGGAAAAATGGGAGACTTAGAAAGTTCCAATGAAGGTAAATCTTTAATAGAATTCAGAGGTTCTTCGTCACTTGAGATTACGGACATCAATGAACTCAGAATACTAGAGCTAGAAGCAATATCCTGTTTTTCGTCCTCATTAAAATTCTCCTCGTGATACGAAAAATTCTCAGATTTAGCCTCCTCTTCAGAATGTTCTTCTTCAGAAAGAACCTGATAATAATTTTCATCAGACTGAACAGAGACTTCATCTTCTTTTCTATTGTTGAAATTGATCTTCTCTTCATAGACGTCATCCAAACCCATCTCCTTACAAATTTCATTCACCTTATTGATGCTACGATTCTTCTTCTTCAATTTATCTTCCAATTCCGATGTAGTAATCTTTCTACATCCTATACAACGTTTTGGAATAGAGAGAGATTTAGATGCATAGAATCTTTGTTCACGAGCTGTGATGGTATAAACCACTTTGCATTCAACACACACGGCTCGCATATCGATTCCTTTAAC